AGCTCCATTTTAGAGCTCCAACTCCGAAGCCTTCCTCAAAATTCCGAATTCCATTGTGGGAAAATTCCATTTTCCCCTTGACAAATTCCGAAAACGGAATATAATAAAGGGTAGGGAATTCCCGACCCAAAACGGAGGCTATAGCCATGTGGGATTTTGAAGAAATCCAAGTCCAAGACCCAGACAGGGCCATCACAGAGTTGGTCTCCACAGACCCAGTCGGATTTCTCATGAAATCCAGCGACTTTGAAGAGCGTCTTTCAAAAGTCCTCGGAATAGACATCTCAGAACTCAGGGCACTTGAAAAGCAGGGCTACCTCGAAAGGCTTATTTCCACTTCATTCTTCGCAGTCTCAATGAAGGCTCTGGAAGCCCTTGCTTACGCAATTCAGAACGGAGAACTTCCTCCCTCAGACCTCATCAGGGCTTCAACAGAACTCTCCAAAACAGCCCTCAAACTCAGCGGAAGGGACATCTCCAAACACTTAGTCCTCAATGAGGAGAAGCTCCTCGAACTCCTTTCCCAAACGGAGGAAGTCGAAGATGCTCCTTGATCTCCTCAAGTCCTTAGGATCGGAGATCCTTGATCTCATAGATCAATCCATAGAGGACAAAGACCTCAAGCAGAAACTTAAGGCAGAGATCCAAAAGTCCCTCCTTGATAGATCCCTGGAACTCACTCGAATTCAGGGCGAAATCATAAAGTCCGAAGCCCAGTCCGAAAGTTTCCTCACAAGGAACTGGAGACCCCTCACAATGCTGACCTTCACTTCCCTCATGGTCGCAGATTGGCTCGGATTTACAGCTCCAAATCTAACTCCAGAACTCAAGATGAAGCTTTTCGACATAATTCACTTGGGTCTCGGAGGTTACGTAGTCGGAAGATCTTTTGAGAAGGTCCTTCCCAAAGTCGCTGAGGCTTTCTCCCAAAGAAAGCCTAAACGCAAGACCTACAGGATAGTTGGAAGTGCTGACGAAGAGGAGGAGCTCCTGTGACTTCCTTTGAATGTCAAACGGTTTTACATTCGGAGGTCGGAAGGGATGGCTAAGCCCAAAAAGAAATGGATACAATCTGCCATCAAGAGGGAAGGTCGAATAACTGCCCTCTGCAGACTCAAAGGCTATAGGTCCGTCACCAAAGAGTGCCTCGAAAAGCTCAAAGCCACAGCCAAACGCACAAAGGACCGTTCCCTCATGTCTGCAGTCAATCTCGCCTACAGGTTCAAGTACGGAGACCTTTCCAAAAGGAGGGCAAAGTCATGACAGATCCCAAAGCTCCTATACAGTTCAACTTCAACATCTCTCCATCACAGACCCCTTCACAAACTCCTTCAGGACCCCAATCTCCCCAACCCCAATCTCCCCAAATCCCCCTCACCCTCAAAGAAACCATCGCCTTCATCTCCGAAGCCTCTTCCTCCTACAGGAGAGCCAAGTCTAAGTGGCAAACAATCCTCAACTCACTGGAGGTCCTTCCCTAATGCTTGACCAAGTCCTTTCCAAACTCAAATCCAAACTCTTCTTCTGGAGGAAAAATCCCATTTCCTTCGTCCGTGAAGTCCTCGGAGCGGAGCCCACACATCATCAGGCAGAGTTCCTCTCCTCCCTTCCCAAAGGAAGACAGTTCGCAATCCGTTCTGGTCACGGAACAGGCAAATCCGCAGTCCTTTCCTGGACCATAATCTGGTTCCTCCTCACCCATCCCTGTTCCAAAGTCCTTTGCACAGCCCCTTCCAGAAGACAGCTCTTTGACATCCTCTGGGCAGAGGTCTACCACTGGATCTCCCACGCCCGCCTTCCAGAACTCACCTCCATCCTCCAGATCCAAACAGAAATAATCAGAGTAGGTCAGCGTAAGGACTGGTTCGCAAGAGCTGCGGCAGTCTCAGTCCAACAAACCCCTGAGGAACAAGCAGAACTCCTCGCAGGTTACCACGCAGAGCACATCTGCGTAATCGTTGACGAAGCTTCTGGCGTCCCAGACCCAGTCTTCAGACCCCTCGAAACCTATTCCACCCAACCCTCCTCAAAGATCATCCTCGCAGGTAACCCCACCAGAAACGAGGGTTACTTCTTCAGGGTCTTCAACGACCCTTCCTTTGGAACCTCTTTCAAGAAGTTCCATTGGAAGTCCACAGAAAGTCCTCTCGTTGACAGCCAGTGGGTAGAGGAGATGAAGTCCCGCTACGGAGAGGACAGTCCAGAGTTCCTCATCAGGGTTCTGGGCGAATTCCCTCCCTCAACCACAGACAGACTCATCCCAGAAACCCTGGTCAGAAGACAGATCTACGAGGGAGAGCCTCCCATAGATCCTTCCATCCCAGCCATCTGGGGCATAGACATAGCCCACCAAGGCACTTCCGAAACAGCTATAGTCTCCAGAAGAGGTCCTTACGTTGACCTTGCCAAGTCCAGATTTGGCTTGGACTCAGTCCAAGCCACAGAATGGATACTCTCAGAACTCAACCAATACAAATATCCTATCAAAGCCATCTGCATAGATTGTTCTGGGGGCTGGGGAGTAGGTGTCGCAGACACCCTAAAGCGGGTCCTTGGTCCTTTAGTAATCCCAGTCAATTTCGGATGGTCTTCCCAATTCGAGGAATTCCTCTACCTCCGTGACGAACTCTGGTTCGCAATCAGGAACAACCTCGAAAGAGGTTCTCTCTTCCTTCCTCCGAACGAAAAGCTCATCTCCCAGCTCACCTCAGTCAACGCTGTCTCCCAAGCCAAATATTTCCGTCTCGAACAGAAAAAGTCCATGCGTTCCAGAGGCATCCAAAGTCCAGATCTCGGAGACGCTCTTGCACTCACATTCTACCTCGAACCAGGTGCTGTCTTCGATCCTCTCACTTCCCTTCCTCGCCAAAAGCCCAGAACCCGCTACGCAAGATCATGGAGGACCGTGTAAAATGCTGACAATGTCAAACGGTTTGACATCTCCAGCACGTAAAGGAGGTGCTTCCTAATGACAGGTCGCAAACGTGTCCCAGAAGCAGTCGAACACATGGTAGCTGCTCTCATCTCCAAAGGTATGTCTCGTGAAAGAGCCTGGGCAACCGCAGTCGCACGTGCCCAACAGCTCGGATACCTCAAAAAAGGCACAATCGACCTCACAAAGAAGGGCAAATCCTGGAACTCCAAGCACCTCAAAGAACCCAAGCCCGTTCGCAAAAAGAAAGTCCTCACAGCTCTCGGGAGGTTGAAATGATAGAAGAGACCAAAATCCTTTCTTGGTTCTCTGAAGCCCTTCCCAGATGGCAAGGTTGGAGATCCAGAGCCTATGCCGACAGAGCCTACTACGAGGGCAAGCAATGGTCTCCTTCCGAAGCCGAGGAACTAAAGAACCTCGGTCAGCCCGTCATCACAGTCAATCACCTCTGGAGCAAAATCAACTCCCTTGTCGGAATGATGCTCCAGCAACAGCCCACAATAAAATGCCTTCCCAGAGGAAGAGCTGACACCGTCATAGCTTCCATAGCCACCTCAGTCATCCGTTACGTCTTCGACGTAAATCAGCTCAACTCCATTCTCACTGACGTAGCTACAGACATGCTCACCACAGGCGTTGGCTGGGCGGAGGTCAGGATATCCCCCTTCCTCAACCAAGACCCAATCTCCATAGAATACGTCCCCTTCGACGAAGTCATCTGGGACCCTCTCAGTCGCAAAACAGACTTCTCTGACGCCCGTTTCCTCTTCCGTGGCAGGTGGACAGAACGGGAAACCCTCCTTACTCACTTCCCAGAGGCAGAAAAAGCCCTCTCCACCCCCTACATCCCCATCCCCTCCGATGTAGGAGACCCTTCCATCTGGTTCAACACAGAACGTGACATGGTCTTTGTCCTCGAGTGCCAATACAAGTCCTTCGAAGAAACAGAGGTCGTCTGGGACGGGCTTCAAGCCGAAAGATACATCCCCGAACTCCATGACCTCCTCATATCCTCAGGCATAGTCCAGCACAGAATCATGACCATTCCTATAGTCCGCAGAGCCATAATCATCAACGGAAAGGTCATCCTCGACGAGCCTCTCCCATACTCCTTCCAAGGCTTCACCCTTGTTCCTTTCGTAGCCCACAGAATTTCCTCAGGCAGTACTGACCAAGGTCTCCCTCTCTCCTTGGTCTCCATAGTCCGTGATATCCAAGACGAAATCAACAAGCGGAGATCCAAAACCCTTCACTATCTCCAGTCAAAACGGGTCATAGCTCCCGAAGGAGCAATTCCCAATCCAGACGAATTCATGGAGGAACTTCGCCGTCCTGACGCATTCCTCACTTACTCAGGCAGGTTCTCTCCCGACCTCATCCGCATAGAGGACGACCTCCAACTTTCTGCCCAACATTTCACCTTAATGCAGGAAGCCATCAACGAACTCTCCCTCATCACAGGCATCTACCCCGACTTCCTTGGTCAGCCCACAAACGCCAGAACAGGAGCTGCCCTCAGAGTCAGAATTCTCCAATCCCAGAACTCAGTCCAAAGATACTTCTCAGCCATAGAGCGTGGCATAAAGAACATCGCCGAGAGAACCCTCGCCCTCATAAAGCAATACTACTCCCCAGAACGCATTCAGCAAATAGTAGACTTCTTCGCCGACTTCAGAACCCCCATCCAGTTCTCCCAAGACACTGTCCAAGTCCGAAACACTCTTGCTTCACTTCGTGCAGACATCATAGTCAAGGTCACCCAGGGAGGCTTCACAGAACGCCAAGAACAGCTCGTCCAACTCGTAGAACTCATGAAAGTCCTTCCTCCAGAACTTGTTGCCCTTTCCATAGACGTTCTCATAGATGCTTTTGACCTCCCCCAAAAGGAGGTCATCAAAGAACGCCTTGCACTTTTAATCAGAGCCCAGCTTCAGCAACAACAAGAACCTGCAAATGTCAAACCGTTTGACACCAACAGTACAGGAGGTGAGAGCAATGGAGCACAAGGATCCAGCTAAGGAGCTTGAGGAAATAATCTCCCAAATGCAATCTGCCCAAACCCAGGACGAAGTGGCTTCTCTCCTCTCTGGTCTTTCTGACGACCAGATAGCCCAGATCATTTCCAAAGAGGAAGAAGAAACCTCCTCTTCGTCAGCGCCCCTTGAACAGCCTACCTCCGCAGAGCCCTCCCTCTCCACTCCCACCGAGGAGGAGACCCCTGAGGTCTCCTCCACTTCTCAAGAACCTCCCCAAGAGCCTCAAGAAGAGCCTTCCCCAGAACCTTCCCCAGAGCCCTCAGAAGAGCCTTCAGACCCGATCCTTTCCGACCCCGTCCTCAAACACCTCTCCCTCATGTCCCCCGAAGAACGCGTCCAATGGGCAGTCCAAAACGGACACCTCGGAGTTATAAAACTCATGGAGCTCCAACGCATAGAGCTCGAACAGAAGCTCCAAGACCTCCAGAGAGCCTCAGCCCAGCCAGTTCTCGACCAAATCCTCTCCGAATGGGCTGAAGCCCACTCAGACATACTCTCCGACCCTGTCCTCCGAGACGTTGCCGAAGGTCTTGACCAAGTCCTCATGGAGAGGAAAGGCAAAACCTCCTACACAGAATTCTCCCCCTCAGAGTTCAAAGCACATCTCCAAGAAATCGTAGACATCATCAACAAGCTTCGTCCTCAGACCTCCCAATCCCAGTCCCAAACCCAGCCCCAGTCCCAACCTCAGACCCAAAGAACCTCCCCCTCAATCTCAGACATCTCTGGAGGCACTCCACCTAACCCTTCCCTTCTCAACACCTTAACCCAGATTTCAGAAACAGATCCTTTGAAGTTGGAAGAGGTAATTTCAAAGATCCCTTCCAAAGACCTTGATCAGCTCTTAGCCCAACTCGAAGAATAGGAGGTGACGGAAAATGGCTGTAACAAACATTCCTTCCACTTCTCCACTTGCAGTTAAGCTTTACTCTGTCCAGCTCTTCCAACAGTCCCTCGGACAGAGCTTTTGGATCAACAGGTTCGCAGGAGCAGAGTTCATCCAGCGTGGCAAAAGACAGGAACTCATTTCTACCTCCCCAGAATACCCTATCCAGATCCTCAGGGACCTCCAAAAAGCCCAAGGTGACAGCGTCTCCGTAGACCTTTTCGCAGACCTCAGAGGCGACGCAGTCTACGGCGATGACAGGCTCGAAGGAAAGGAGGACAGCCTCGTAGCCTACACAGACAGGGTCAATATCGAACAGATCCGTAAGGGCGTCACTGCTGGCGGAAAGATGTCACGCAAGAGAACCAAACACGACCTTCGTCTCGAAGCAAGGACAAAACTCTCCAGATGGTTCGCCAGGTTTTTCGACGAAGCCATAACCTGTTACCTTGCTGGCAGAAGAGGTATCTCCACAGCTCAGTGGGCTCTTCCCACTTCATGGAACGGCTTCGCAGGAAATCCCCTCCAGCCTTCAGACCCCGAACACTCCTTCGCCGTTGACAGTCTCGGAAACATCTCCAACGTAGACACAGACGCAACCCCTTTCAAACTCAGCCACTTACTTCTCCTTGCCATGTACATATCCTCCATGGACGTTCCTCCCAACCCCATCATGGTTGACGGAGAGCCTTATTACATCGTCCTCCTCCATCCCAAGGCAGTCTACCAGCTCAAGTCCGACACTGGAGCAGGTCAGTGGTTAGACGTCCACAAACTTGCTGGTGTCAGAGGTCCTGAGAACCCCATATTCAAGGGAGTTCTCGGAGCTTACAACGGTTTCCTCCTTTACGAATACTCCAAAATCCCTGTCTACCAAGCAGGCGGAAAGACCATAGCCAATTGCCTCGTAGTCGGTGCCCAAGCCTGTGCTGTAGCCCTCGGTCAGGCAGGATCTCCCTTCGCTATCTCCTGGCACGAAGAAATGGACGACAGAGGAAACCAGCTCGTTGTCACTGCGTCAACAATTCTTGGCATAAAGAAGGTTCGTTTCAATGATAAAGACTTCGGAGTTCTCAGCTTTTATGTTGACATAACCTAATTAAGGAGGTAGTTAGATGGCAGTAATCACAGCTCCAGGACATGACGTAGAAGGTGCTCTTGCGGCTTCTGTAGCCGTTACAGCTACCAGGGCCAGCTACACAATAACAGAGTCTGAAGCACCAGGAGATGTTATCCTTCTCAGAAAAATGCCAGCAGGTGCGTCCTTTCTCCTCATCGCAAGCTACAACGGAGGAGGTGCTATTTCTGGAGCCTTTGTCCTTGCCAGAGAAGACGGAACTATAGTCTCTACTTTACTTTCTGGAATAGGTCTAACTGGAGTCTTCCAGATTCAAGGCACAGTTCCAGAGGAAGATCTCTACTTTGCAGTTCGGGTTGACAAACCTCCGAACGCTGGAGACGCAGGCACAGTCATGATGACCACTGTCTTCTACCAGTTCGGAGAGCCGTGACCTGCAAATGTAAAACGGTTTGACATCGGGAGGCTGTAGATGGCTACTTACCTTCAACTCCTTTCGGACTTACAGGCAGAGGCTGGCACCCTTCCAGACAACATCCCCTTCCTCATCAGGGAGGTTGAGGACGAGCTCTGGCAAGAACTTTACTTCTGTGCCCCAGAGCAAGTCTACACAATAACTGTCCCTGCAGGTTCAGACACAGCCTCCCTTCCTCCTTCCTTTCCAAGCTTCCTCCAAATCAAGTCCCTCCTCAGCCCAGAAGGTCACCCTCTCAGACGCACATCCAAATCCCAGTTCTCCCGTCTAAAGCTCCAAGACGCAGTCCCTCCCCTCTTCATCTTCTCATGGTCTCCTTTAGAACCCACCATATCAGTCTGGAAGCCTCCAGCCCAAGACTCAGACCTCCTCCTCATAGTTTACGAACGCCAGTCCCCAATCCGAGACGGAGACACAGAAATCACAAAATTCTTTCTAGGCGAAGGCTACAACGTCCTCAAATACGCAGTCCTCTACCGCAGAATTTTCAACCCAGACAAATGGCAGATGTGGAAATCCAGGTTTTCCGAGGCTTTCTTAGCCCTTATATCTCACAAAACAAGACAGCGTTTATCGCTGTCGGGAGGTAGTGCAATTGTCCCCAGATACAGTGATCAATGAGGTAATGGCTGAGTTTGGCCAGCTTGTTGGTCAGAGAACCAAAATAGAAGAACTTTTCTGGAACGCTGTCTGGGAAATCGAAGCTCTCCTCCGCCCTCCTCACACCCAGACAGAAGCCACCTTCCCAGTCACAGACGCAGGTCCTTACGGAGAAATAGACATGTCCACCGCAGGCGACGTCTACGACATCCTCTCGGTCACTAACGGATCTTTCAGGCTTGTCCGTGTCTCCCTTAACGGCATCTCCAACCAACCCTCTTGGGTCCAGACAGCTTCCCTTTACGCTTGGGACCCAGCCACAAAGAAAATTCTCATCAACAAAGGAACCTCAGCCTTACCTTCTGGTCTAACAGTCTTCTTCTCCTCCAAGTCAATACCAGTAGCCTCCGCAGTCGATGTTCCTTGGCTCGCAGAACTCTATCCCCAAGTCCTCCTCCTTACCAGGCTCAAAGCCGCAGAGCTCACTGGAGACACTTCCAAAATCCAGGAAATCCTCTCCAGCTCCCAAATGCTCACCCTCGGGAGGGTCAGATCGTGAACGAGTTCAGAGTTCCTTGCCCATCAGGTCTTCGTCTCAGACAGATCAAAGACCTCACCCTCAGAGAGCTCCTTTACGCAGTAAACTGCCTCCCAGCCTCCTCCAACCAAGGTCTCTACCTCTGGAGACCAAAGGCAGTGAGGTCCTCAGAGCTTGACATAAGAATTTTTCCAGACAAAAAGTTAGAATACATAGCTCACTGTAGAGTTTCAGATGCAATAGCTGTTCTCCTGAAGGACAAACTCCTTCCCACTGGGGATCTAAGACTTGTCATAGTTCGTCCCGACCCCTCAACAGGCACTCCAGTTCTACTTTCCTCGACAACCCTCTTTCCATTCAGCTCTGGAATGGTCAAGGAAGTCCAAATGTATCAGGTAGCACGAAACCTCTTGGCTATAGCTCTTGATTTCTACGGACTTCTAATAGTAGAGCTCGACAATGACACTAAATACAGCGATCATTACATAGCTGGAGGGTTCCTTCGTGCCAAAGAGCTCACCCACAAGATAGTAGTTACAGCTCCAGCTGGAGTCACAGGCATAGTTCCTACCTACATAGGTTATGACCAAGCCTACATAGATATAAGCCCCCCAACCCCTCTTCCTATTTTCATCTCCACAGTAGAATGCCTCGGGGCTAAGTGGCTTTCCTACCAGAGCCAGTCAGAAGATTATGAAGTCTTTGCAGAGATCAGAGACCCAGCTGGCAATGTTATAGCTACCTCAGCAGAAACATATACGGCCTTACCTGGGATATCCTCCCCTTCGGAGGTCTTTGTTAAAGGTATGCCTTTAACTTTCTCTTTTTATACATCTACCTTTATTAAGGAATGGTTCGATACTCCAGCTTACAGCATTCACCTGAAGATCAAAAACAACGATGGAACTAATAACCTTCAGCTTGTGTTTGCGACAGCACTGTGGAATAAGCACGAAAGAGTTTACTGGTTTAGGTATTCTGGGTCAACTCCCTTCATCTCCATAGGAGGTCTTCCTGTCTGCAACTTCTATGACCCTGTCAAAAAACGCATTAATAGATCTGGAAAAGTCTGCGCCACAGGTTCCTACATAGTCTGCCCATCCCAGTCCCATTCCGTAGCCATCGGAGACCCTGTAACCCTCAAGTTCCACACGGAAGTTCCTCTCAAAGCCCAGGTCACCTCCATGGAAGCCTTCAACCAAGAAGCAGTCATCTCCACCACAGCTGAGACATATTCCCTGACCTTAGACTTCAAAGAACCCAGAATAAAGTCCATTCTCCCTTCTAAATGCAAAGCCCTCCTCAGAACTTCCTCGGGCATATTTGCTCTCTTCAAGGACAGGCTCTTTCGCATTCTCCAAGGCTCAGCCATCGAGGTCGCAAGTCCTCTCGGAATTATAGACGCAGACAGGCTTGCCTACATAGACGATTATGGGATTCTCCTCGTCATCAAGAACAACGCAGACGAGATGCTTGCTTACAGCGAATATCAGGGAACTTGGCTGTACTGGAGACTTGATGAACTGGGACTTCCAGCTCGTATTATCGAGTACAACGACGGAGTTATCCTCACGGAAAGAGGAACTTTCAACGAGGAAGATCTAAGGTTCTGGAAGTTTACCCATATTCAGGACGAAGACCAGAGCTATGAAGTAGCCCTTTACCTTATAACAGATCCAATCCCAGAGCTCACCAAATTCCAAGTCCAAGCCATGGAGATAGACGGAAACCTCCTCATCTCCGATGAGAACAACGCAAGGGTCATAGTTACCAGCCTTTCAGATAACCAGTCAGCCTACTCCCTCCAGAACATAGGAACTCCTTGGTGGACAACACCTCCCATTCACAGCTTCCTCGCTGGAGGAGTTCCAAGTCATTTCTTGGGCGTGAGCCCTGTTTCCTCAGAACCCCTGAGAGGTCAACCTATAATCTTCCAAGGAACTCAGGGAACGGACATCTCCTCAACAGACTATCAGGAGGGAGTTTTCCTCACGGGAAGGAGGTTCATAATCGGACTTTACATCTCTCAGGACGAACCCAAAGAGCCCAACAATTATGTTCTGGGTTTCAGGCTTTATGGAAGACCTGCTGGACAAGGAGTTATTGGAGGTTAGCTGATGGAAAGGAAGGACTTCGAACTTGAGATGCAGGAAGCAGTCGCAATGCTTAGGGCTGTGACCAAGAACCTTCTCGATCAACAGGCAGATCAGAAGGCACAGCTTAGTCTCATTGAGGAGAGGCTCAGGGCAGTGGAGCTCAGGCTTGCAAAGATCTCCGAACGCACTGTTCTGATATCTGCGTTAGCAGGTGGTGGTGTTGGGTCTGTTATAGGCGCAGGGATTTATAAGCTTTCGTTAGTTGTCTTTGGAGGTGGATAGAATGTCAAGGCACAGGTTCACAGACAGACTTCAGAAGAGCCTTGAAGAACATGAGCACCATCCTTCTGAGTATTACACAGCCAGATACAAATCAATATCTATGCGTGAGCATCTCGGAATGCAGACCAGAAGAAAGAAGAAAGACGACTTCCAAGAACGTCTCAGAGAGCTCGAAAAGGAAGCTCGGAGACGCAGAGAGCTTGTCAGGGAAAGGGCGTTAGCCCGTCTCGGAGAAGCGGAGAGAGAAATCCGCAGAGCAACTAAGGGAGCTTTAGGACAGCTCGAAATCCAAAGACAGGTTTTGAGAAGGCTTGGTGAGAGAGCAGCTGCAGTCACGGGTCTTTCTTCGGCAGCTCTCGGGGAAGCACTTTCCAGAGTTCAGGAAAGGTTTGCGGAGGGAGTTCTCGGGCTTCAAGAACGTGAAGCCCAAGCTCTCTCGAGAATTGCTGCAATGAAAGCAGATGTCGAGGCAGAAATCCCACTCAGATACGATCAACTCCTTGCTCAGATAGCTAGTGTCGAAACTCAGTATATGCAGGCTCAGGCAGCTCTAAAATCTGCAGAGCCTCCAACTCTCTTCGACAGGCTTATCCAAGCAGGCGGAATTCTAATGCTGGGAGGTCTTTTGCTTTGAATGTCAAACGGTTTGACATCGGGAGGTAGTGAAATGCCACCTTTAGCACTCATAGGACTTACTCTCATGGGCTTAGGGATCTTGGGTCCCTCATCCTCAGCCAGAGCCAGGGAAATGTCTCTCAGAACTGGTCTCGGAGCTCTCCAAACCGCAGCACAAATGAAGATGCAGGAAAAACGCCTTTCCCTCCAAGAAACCTTAGCCGAAAGAGAATTCTCTCTCCAGAAAGAACGCCTTTCCCTCCAAGAAAAAGCCCTCCAACTCGAGAGAGAAGCCCTCCAGCTCGAAGTGGAGAAAGCCAAAGCCCTTTACCAAGCAATCCTCAAAGCCGCCAGAGTTCCTGACGAAGCTATGGACCAAGCCCTCCTCTCCCAGGTCCAAGTCGAAGCTCCAGAATTCAGCCCCATAGTCCAAGACCTCCAATCCAAGATCTCAGAGGCTTTCTCCCAGCCCCAAATCCAACCCTTTTTCCCTCTAAAGGAGGTTTCCAATGGCAGACAAAATCAATGACCTTCAACTTTCTCCACCTTCTCCACAAGTCCCTGTAGACCCCCAGGTCGAGGCAGCAGCTCTCTTCGCCTTTGCAGGTCAGCCTTCTCTTGCCTGGGAACTCCTAACTGACTACAAAAAGCGTGCCATCGGAAGAACAGTCCTCAACTCCCTTCGCCAAGCAGGTTTTCCCCTCGATGACCCTGCAGGAATAGTCCTTTCCAGTCTCCTTGCCTCCAGAGCAGTCTCCGTCGACGAAGCCTTTCAAATCTACCTCGACCTCAAAGAGGCTCAAGCCTCCAGCCTTCAAGCCGCAGTCAGACTTCGTGAGATGGAGCTCGCAGCTCAGAGAGCCAGACTTATGCAAGCCAGAGCTCTCCGCCTCGAGGTTCAAAACGCCCAGGACCTCGCAGATCTCCTCTACTCAGACCAAATCGCAGGCATAGACAACGAGCTCGAGCAAATTCGCAGACAGAAACAAGACATCCTTGACAGATCCCCCACAGAGCTTGCCCTCCTCAGAGAAATGGGCGTAGATCCAGCCCAGGAGCTCAAACGCCTCGAAGCTCGTGAGAAGGCCCTTTCCCAAGCCAGAACCCTCCTCTCCAGAAAGAAACAACGCTTCATCTTCAACCTCACCAACAAACTCAGAGCAGGTCAGCCCACAGCCCTCACTGCCCCAGAAGCCCTCCTCCAAGAGGAAAGACGCCAAGTCGGACTAATGGAGCTCGTCGAAAAAGGCTCCGAAGCCCTCAAGGAAACCGAGCTCGAGGTCGACGAATACTTCATCATCCTTGCCGAAACTACAGCCCAAACCGACATAGCCAACAAACGTGACACAAACAAACCTATCCAACAAGAGATCGAAGAAGGAAAGCTCCTCAAAAGAGAGTTCATAGACGTTCTCACGAACTATCTCGGACCAGGTTACGCAATGTACTTTGACAAAGCCTACACCAAAGCCCTCTCAGACTTCATGCCTCCCCAACTCCCAGACACCCTCGACACGGAGGAAGAACGCTCTTTCTGGGACACCTTCACTAAAACCACCATGGCTGTCGGAGGAGCTGTCCTAGGTTTCTTCCTTGCCAGAAGACCTCTGGGAAAGCTCTTCCAAAAGACCTTAGGAAAACGCCTCTCTAAAGAGGCTTCGAAGCCTATTCCTAAAGACGCAAAACCTGGAGTTATCCAAGACATCGTCGAAGAGGCAAAGAAGAGAGCCTCCAAGGTCTCAACTCCAGCTCCTCAGATAGAGGTTAAACCTCCAACCCCGAAGCCCAAAACCCAAAAGACCACCACTAAGAAGTCCACTTCCAAGACCTCCAAGAAGAAATCTTCCAAAGGAAGGAGGAAGACCAAATGAATGACCTCAGAAATGACAGCATAAGAAAAGAACTCCGAACTTTCTCCCTCACAGATCTTGGCTTTTGGGTTGCTTCTGGAGCTGGAACAGGTGCCGTCGCAGGTGCCCTCGCAGGAGGAGGCTTCGGAGCTATCCCTGGTGCAGTTCTCGGCGGTGTAGGAGGCTTTATCTCCTACGTCGGAGCTTACTTCGTCGGTCTCGGAGCCGAAGCTATAACCAAGAACCCAGAACTCTCCCTTTCTGCAAGAAGACTTGCAGAAATAGCCCTTCCCTCAAGTTACTTAGGAAAATTCCTCCGTCTTGCCAGAGCAGGCAAATACCTCGGCAAACTCGAGAAATCAGAGCCCATCATTCCCGCAGAACCCCTTACCAGACTTGTAGCCAGAATTCCTGACGAACTAAAGCTCGGCTTCAAAGCAGCAACTTTCGGACTTGCTACGGGCTATGTCCTTGAGCCCTACCTCATGAGAGACCCTGAGGCTGGCGAAGGAAGACCCCTCGGAGTAGCTGCTCTTGCAGCTTCAGCGTGGATACTTTCCAAGCCCTTAGCTCCTCTTGGTCTCTGGGCTAAATACAGCACACAACAAGTCCTTTCCCTCATGACCCCTAAAGCTGGAGCTGGAGTTCTCATCCTCGATCCCATAAAGGTCGGAGAAAGACTTCGTCTTCCAAAACTCACTTTCTCCTTCGACAAGGGTCTCGAAGTCAGAGCAATAGAGCCCTTCAAAGAGGGTCTTTTCTACTCCGCAGAACAGATAGCAGAGCTCGAATACAAACTCACCTCTATTGCCTCCGTGCTTTCTAAGCACGGAATTAAAGTAGGCTCTCCCATCTCAAGGAGACTTTCCGAAGCCCTTTTTGATCCCTCAGAAGAGATCGAACTTTCTCAGCGAATTAAAGAAGCTCTCAAAGCCGAGGGTTTCTCCGACAGTGCCATTGCGGAGCTGAGCTCCGCAATTGAAGAATGGCAGTCAGTGAACTTGGCTATAGCTTCCCAACTCTCAGAAATCGGAGGTGCTTCCAGAACTTACCTTGAGACCTTGGGAGGTTCTAAGAGGTTCTTCCAACACATTCTTGTAAAACAGAAGGAAAAGGGAGCTTCCTTAGAAGACCTCGTCGCTGGAGCTTTCGAACAAGAAGCCCTCACAGGACTTCCCTCTGTAGCTTCCATCAGAAAGAGAGGTCTCTTTTTCTCCTCTGGCAGTGCCAAGGGCACAGAACTCACAAACCTCTTCAGACTTAGGGAAGGCAGAGATCCTGTAGTCGGAGACTACTTCATAGACGATCAGGGAAGGAGATGGATCTTTACAAATTTGAAGAAGGGAAAGAAACCTGGCTGGTGGACAGAGACAGCCTCTCCAGACAATGAGAAACTTATCTTCGACCTAGCAGCCTCTCTCTATGTCCAGCTTTCCCAAGACCTCAGGCTTCTCCGTCGCCTTCACATCTACAACTATCTGGCAGAGCTCGGAAACCTAACTGGACACGTAGTGTCCGATCCCAGACGTGGTAAAGCCCTCGGCTTTACCAAGCTTGCGGAAGCCAGACCTGGAGCCAAAGGCTACAGTCCCGTTGTAAAGTCCTTCGGAAGACTTACAGGGAAGTGGGTAAGTCCTGACATAAAGAGGATGGTCCAAGCCTACCTCGAAATGGAGAATTACAGACCTCCGAAACTTCCTCTCATAGGAAGAAGCCTTGCCATAATGAACAGGGTTTGGAAGAACTTCAGACTTGGACTTTCCATAAAGTCTTGGCAAAATGCTTTTATAGGGAACTTCTTCCTAAGCTACGCTCATGGTCATGACCCAGCGGAGATACTTATGCATGCAGTCGGAGGGTTTATAGCTAAGGACAGGGCTTCCAAAGCTCTTCTTGAGGAGGCAAAAAGGCTTGGACTTTTCAAGGGGACCTTTGCTTGGGAAGCTAACGTTCCTCAGGAAGTTCAGGAGGTCATAAAGCTTGTTAAGGGAGAACCTTCTGGTATAAGGAGACAACTGACAGCCTTCGCAAACTTCAGCACCCACGTAATAACTAAGGGCTTCGGAAGGATTGACGAGATCTTCAGATTTGGTCTTTACAGGAAGCTCAGGTTCGAAGGAGTTCCTCCACAGGAGGCATATAGGAAAGCCCTTTACGCCTATGGCTATTACGAAGACCTCCCTGTTGTAGTTCGTCAGCTCAGAGACACAATAATGCCCTTTATAAGCTTCCAGTTCAGGGTTCTTCCTCAGGTCTTCAAAGCCTTCTACAATAACCCAGAGCGTTTGGGAATAGCTCTCATCTTCGCAGAGGGAGTTCAGAGACTGGCCTTCCAAGACCTCTACGGAGAGAAGTGGAGAGAAGGAATGTGGTTCGAGATGCATGACTTAGTCAAGGCTCAATACCTTGACTTTAGACCTGGGGCTTTCCTTGCTGACTTTATAAGAGTTCCCGAGCTCAGGTTTGAGTTCATGGGAGAGGAATTTGTAATTCCTTCAGGATATATGTACTCTGGATTTATTCCCTGGAACATTCCCTTGTCTGTCCCTCATGTCAGTCCGATCCCTGGAACTCAGCCCATAAATTCTTGGTTGGCTACAGTCTTCATCCAAAACCCTATACTCAGGTTTGTCTCTGGATTGGTCTTTCATGTTGATCCTGCAACTGGAAGGAACCTTGCAACGCAGCTGGGAACTGGGGGTTTCTGGACGCAGTTTAGGTCAATAAGTTTAGCTGCATGGAACAGTCTCAGCCCTTTTGCTTCCCAGACCAGATATTTAGGAGAGCTTCTGGGAAGAGAGGGCTGGGACCCCATAGTTGCTTGGTTTAACTATTACGGAACCTATCCCAATGGAGAGCCTGTGGGAACTGCACATATGATCTGGAACGCCTTAGCACCTACAGTCATGAAGTTCGATCCGCACTTTAACGTGGAGATGGCTTTGAAGAGACTTGAGGCTGCAGAACGGGGTTACATAGCTGAATACAACAGGGCATTCCGAAGAGCTGCTGACAAGAAGACCCTTGAGACTGATTGGGAAAGACTGGAGTTCAACATAGAGGAAATCTACAGAATGAGAGCCGATCTCCTCGAGAGATATTTTGAAGCCTTTGATAAATGACCTGCGAATGTCAAACGGTTTGACATCTACAGAACAAGGAGGTGCAGAACATGTTTAGAACCTATGGTAAACCACCTTCCTCGGAGTTCCTTGACCTCTTAGCTAACGTTCCCAGTTACTTCCCTCCTTCAGGCTCCGACCGAATTCGCCTTTACGGAACCAGAAACAAAAAGCTCAAGGTCATGTGGCATGACGGAGGAATTTCGGAAATCGCCTTCGGACAAACCAGCTCCCTCTCCCAGTTCCGCAACCGAGTTATCAACGGAGATTTCTCCATCTGGCAAAGAGGAACTTACTTCGGGGTCTTTTCCTTTCCAGTGAAAACTGCTGATAGGTTCTATGCCATAGCTAAGGGTGGAAGGGCTGACATATATAAGTTCGAAGTTGATGGCTGGAATGCTTACAATATAAGCGTGGGTATTCCTCCTGACATTACTGTAAGTTCGTACTATTTTGCTCCATTTCTTTATGCTTTTGAAGGTCATCACCTCTATGACGTCTGGAAGTCTGGAGACTCCCTCACCGTCAGCTTCTACATGGACAGTAACGTCTCAGGCTTCTTCTGTGCAGCTCTCCGTAACTTCACTGACCTAAGCTTAGGCGTCGACAGTTTCCTTTACGAATGGGAGTTCACAACCCCAGGAACTCCCCAAAAGATCTCCTTCTCAGTTCCTCCCTTTACCTTCAGAGCACCTCCCAGAAACGACGAAAATCTGGGCTTCATCCTCTCCATAGGAGCTGTCGCAGGTTCCTTCTTCACAACCAGCACAGTTGGAGCTTGGGTGAACGGAGACAGATTTGCAACAACTAACGCAAACAACACTAATTGGGCAAGAACAGCAGGCAATTACCTTCGCATTTGGCAACTCCAAGTCGAAAGAGGAGGAATTCCCACAGAATTCGAGGTTATTCCCTTTGATATACAGTTCCTTAGGTGTCTCAGATATTACGAGAAAAGCTATCATCACGATGTAGTCCCAGGCTCTCTTACTCAGGAAGGCTCCGAATGGCTTTACCTCCCAAACCTTACTGGAGACATAGGTTTCCAAGTCAGGTTCAGAGTTGAAAAGAGAGCCATTCCCACAGTAAGAATAAGAAGTGCCTTTGACGGAGCTCCTAACCGTATCTACAGGGACCCAGTAGGTAACCAAGTAGCCTCTGTCGACATGATCTCCAAATGGGGCTTCAGAGCCTTCACAACAGCAAACAATTCCGCTCCTGTCAATGACAGTTTCCATTGGGAAGCTGACGCAGAATTCCCTTAAAAGAGAGGGGAGTTCCCTCAGGAACTCCCTTCTTAAGCCACATGCCTCCTTGGACCATAGGTCCAAACCACAGGATACGGTTTCGAGTAATCAAAATCTAAATGTATGAAATCCTCAGCAATCCCGAGCCTTTCCACCCCCAGCTCCAACAAAATCCTCAAATAATCAAACCTCATTCCAGATCCCCTTACCAGTACGTCAGCTGCCAGTCCCTTCGTATGTGCTGACTGAGGAACTCCTCCAATCCTCCTATTATACTCAGAGCACCTATACCCAGAGGTCACTATCACTGGAGCTCCAGTCTCGAACCTAAGCCTTGTCAGAGCTTCATAAACCCTCCTACTCACCAGAACCTTTCCACAGTGCGGACATTCAAACTCATCAGCCTCAAAATAAAATGCCTTCGGAAGTCCCAGTTCCTCGTGAAGAGCCTCAAGGTTCTCCTTTGAAAAGTCCTTCCTCCTTAGAAACCTCTCCATCACAGATCCCTCCTTAAAGCCTCAACAAGCAAAGCCAAACCAGTTCCCAGACACCCTCCTATGAAGATCCAACCTCCGACCTCCGCTGGCATAGGCTTCTTCGCAATGGCTTCCCAAGCCAGCCCAACTGATCCAGCGAGGAAAAATCCTCCTCCAAAACAGACGCCTATAATAACTCCAAAAATTACAGCTCCTTCCCAAAGTGTCCTGCATAATCCTTTCATCACCAGACCTCCTCTAAAAGAACTTTAAAGTCCTCTTCCTTAAGAACCACTACATCTCCTGAGGGCAAAACAAGAAGGAAGTCTCCGAGATCTGCCTCGAACATACCTTTGTCTCCGAAGACCAAAAGCCTTCCTTCCTTAATAAAAGCAGAAACTCTAAACTCCTCCGAATTCAAGAACTTCTCAACTTCCCTCAGGTTGTTCTCACTGAGAACAACCCCTTCCAAAACAAAAGGCTTCGTTCTAAATTCCTTCAACATCCTTCCTTCCTCCTTTTAGGGGACGATTTTGTTGTGGGTGGGCAAATATACGATTTTGGAATTTTGGGCGTCTCAAACCGTTGCGGGACAACGTCCGTATTTGGGAATTTTCGGAATTTCCGACACACCCGAAACCCGATCCCTAAACTCATCCCAGCCTCCTAATCAAGGGTTATGTTTTCCCAGGTCAGATCCCAGCCTTCTTTGGGATTTCTGAGGAACTCATCGATCTGGGGTCTTCGAGGAAAGACGAGGTCGCTGTTGGGGTCAAGCCTGATTATTCCGAGTTCGGAGAGACTAAGAAGGGCTTTTCTGATCTCTGAGGCGGAGCTTTCTGAGGAAAGCTCTCTGCAGATCGAGGAAATCCGAACTCCATCTTTGTGTTGCTTGACTTTGAAGGCAATTCGGTGTTCTAACCAGCCTTGGACTGTGGAGCCTACAGCTCTGAGGGTTAGGATAGTTCCTGCTCTGGCTGAAGCCATAACGTTCCAGGCGAATTCGAGGTCTTTGGGTTCTATGTAAAGGCGGAAGTCTGAGAATGCGGAAATGCCTGCGATCTTGATGATGTAAAGGGCGAGTCTGGAAGTCCATGAGTGAAGGAAGGTTTCGGGTTCTTGGAGTATGCCTCCCTGAGTTTCACTGTACCATGAGGAGAAGAGGTCTTGGGCTTCAGGGGTCCAATGGATGACTGTGTTGGTGGAAGCTATGTCTATGAGGTTTTCGACAGCAGTTCGGTATTTGTCTGTGATGTCGGGTTCTGATTGGGGGAAGGCTTTGGGTTTGTACTGTTCGGAGTAGAGGAAAAGAAAGCGGTTTGTGAAGCCTCCTTGGGTTGCTCCTTTTGGGAGGTGTTCTGTGAACCACTCAGGGGTGGAAGCCATAAGGACGACGGTGTAGGGTCTGGTGACTTTGAAGTGTCCTCCGAGTTGGGTTCTGTAGGTGAAAGTGTCTGTGGAGACAGCTCCGTCGAAGAGGTTTGTGAGGAGGGTTATCATGTCTCTGTCACGGGATCTGATGAAGGAAGCAAATTCGGAGGCGACTATGAAGACGGAGGTGTAGGTGTATTCCTTGTCGTGCATGAGGACGGAGACTGTTCTTTCGTTGTTCCTGCTGTCACAGGCTTGGAGGATGGCAGTGTTGGAGGAGATGTCTGGGAGAGGAGGCTTTAGGGCGTCAAAGCGTTCGGAGGCGGAGGAATAGACTGACATGGCTAAGCGAATGGCTTCTGTTTTTCGGAAGCCTGAGGGAGCAGTCAAGCCGATGTAGAGGTTCATGGTGACCTCTTTGGAGCCATATCTGACGTAGGAAGCTCCTCCGATGGCTTGGGAGGCAAGGGCGAGTGCGGAGCCTATGTGATGGATAGGGGCGGGTTCTGTTTCTATGACGTAGCGGAGGTAATTTTTGATAAAGGCTGGTAGGTATCTGTATTTGGGGACAGACTTGTGAAGAGGTTCTCCGAATTCTGCCATGAAAGACCTCCTTTACTTGCTCGGAATGTCAAACGGTTTGACATCATCAGCAAAAGATAAAGCCTCAGAGAGGGACTTGAATTCGTGCATCTGTCCCCATGAAGGACCTATTTTGAACTCTACTGGGAGGATTAGAGGAACTATCTGTTCGGTGTCAAGGTCGAAGATGGGGATTTCTATCTCCATGCATTCTTTAATCTTGTGAAGGACTTCCTTCACAGCCTCTGGATTTGCTTCGCAAGTCAAGACAAGTTCGTCGTGGATCTGGAGATTGAGAGCTACCCAGGTCTTGTCCTTTGACCATTCCCAGAGCTTGAGGAGGGCTTTGTTCAGGGTGTGGGTGCAGGTGCTCTGGGGATAGAATGCATAGGCTTCTCTGAGGGTGTCTGGGTCATTGAGCCTGCCAGTGAAGAACCTTGGGAGGCCCCAGGCATCTTCTAACTTCCTTGTCTTTTGGACTATCTCTGCAGTTCTTCGATGAAAAACTGAGCGGATCTTAGGAAAGGCTGAGTGATATCTTTCGAGGAGGTCCTTTGCTTGGGAAGCTGAGATCATCATGATCTCAGAGAGCTTTCTCCAGCCCATGTCATAGTTGGAGGCGTGGCGGATGGTCTTTCCGATTTTCCTGAGCTCTGGAGTTACTTCGTGTTCAGGTATCCCAAACATCAGGGAGGCTGTGAGCTTGTGGATGTCCCTGCCCTCTTGGAAGGCTTTCTTACTCTGCTCGTCGTTGCACCTGTAAGCTACTATGCGGGCTTCAGCTCCAGAGTAGTCTGCTCCGACGAAGATCCAGCCCTCAAATCTGGGTTTGAACTGAGATCTGTAGGGTTTGCTTCTGTTCTGGAGGTTGGTCCCGCCTATGGTTTTGCTTCCTGATTTGCAAAATACTGGGGCTGAACTGCTCCAGCGAGCTGTTTCTGTTCCAGCGACGGAGTAGGAGGTGTGGACAAGACCTGTCCATGGATGAGGTTGGATTTGGAGCTCTTTTGAAAGGATAGAGGAGAGTTCTTTCCATTCAAGATAAAGTTGAAGCCACCTTAATTTCTGAGGGTCTTTGTCCTTGAGTTTTTGGAGGAGCTTTTGGATAGCCTTTTCGGAGGTTGTGATTTTTCCTTTCTCAAGAACAGGAGGGAGTTTCCACTCTTGGTAGAGGAGGATTTTGAGTTGCTGATGGGAGTTGAGGTTGATGGAGGAGGTTTCGGGAAAGAGGGAGGACATCTCCTCCCTAATTTGGGACATCTTCTGTTCGACTTCCTGACGAAGTCTCTCTTGTTCCTCGAGGTCGAGTTTAAGTCCAAGGTAGCCCATGAAGACTGCGGGGAGGAGCTCTTGGCGTTTCTGGAGGTCATAGACTTCCCAGTAGCCTCTGGAACGGAGTTCGTCTTGAAGTCTTTCGAAGAGGAGGAGGGTTGTGAGACAGTCCATGGCATTGTAGAAAGTAGGGGAAACCTGTGAGAGGAACTTCCACGCAGGGACTGTGAGCCAGAAACTTGCACAGAACTCTAGTGATTTCTTCTGGTCTGGGAGGAGGATATGGTGCATAAGCATTGTGTCGTGCGGGGCTGAGAGCCACTCTATTTTGTGTTCTCCGTAGAGCCAGGTCAGGTCGAAAGCTGCGTTGTGGAAGATTGCGTTCTGGGGAACTTTTTGGGAAAGCTCCCTTAACTTCTCTATAACCGGAGGAGATGGAAAGCAATTAGCTGTGGCATAAGTTCTGGAAGTGTCAAACGGTTTGACATTGACAGCAATTCCGACCAGGTCCATGGTCCAGGTCTCTCCCTGATGAACTTCGATGTCCAGGGCATAGGGAAGGTGATTTTGCAGAGCAACATCACAAAGCTTCAGGAATTCCTCTTGGGAGTTCTCATGGAAGGAGAACTCTTCCAGAGAAGGAAGGGTCTCGAGACCTTGGATGTATCTGCAGATCTTTCTTATGTCGGCTGAGAAGGAGAGCATCTGTGAGAAATCTCTCAGGACTGAGGCTGGGTGCCAGGTCACAAGACATGGAATTCCCTCAAAGAACAACCAATATCCTCTTATCTCGGAGATCTTGTAAGCATCTCCGAAGAGGGCTTCGAGGGCAGTCTTTCCGAGACAGAGAATTGCCTTTGGTCTGTGCTCCCTGATGTCTTGGAGGGTTTTCTCTCTATACTCAAGGAACTCTGGCATTCTTTTAGCCTTCTCTATATTGTTCAGGGGAGGTCTGCACCAGAACACATTGGCAACTCTGGTTTGGGATCTTGAGATCCCAAACTTTTGGAGGGTTCGGAAAAGGAGATTTCCCGCAGACCCAACAAAGGCTTTGCCAGCTCTGTCTTCGTTCTGACCTGGGGCTTCTCCAAGGATGTAGAGAGGACCTGAGCCCTCTGGAGGAATTTCCCTTCCGATCTCCTTTATGTTGTCTATCAAGTTTCTACCTCCTTAAAGACCTCATTCTCAAGTTGCTGGGAGGCTCGAAGTTGAAAATGAGAACAGGGATGTCTCTTTCCTGACAGAGTTTTATCTCCCTTTGGCTACCCTTGGAAGCCCAAAGGTCTCCGCCTGGAGAACTCTCTGCAAACAGGGCGACGTCGAGCTTCGGAGTTAGAAGCAGGTCTGAGAGTTCCTCCCAAAGATGAGCTTTGTCTCCGAAAGTCTCATAAATTGACCTTGATATGTCCATAGGACATATGCAGAAGAAACCCAGCTCAAAGAGCCTTAGTTTTGCTGAGGCATAAAAGTCAAAGACCTCCTCCGAAGGATTGGGTCCTACAGGACCCCCAAGGAAGGCTTTTATCATATCTCTACCTCCTCAACCTTGAAGTCGAGTTCCTTGAGCTCTTCCAAAATGTCCTCCCAGTCATAGGGCATTCTTTCCAAGATCACCGTTCCGCAGTTATTACAAACGAGATAAACCACACAGAACACGTCAGCACAGTGATGCCATGGAGTTAGGAAACCGTTACCTGAGTAGGGGACTGGGATATACTTTAGGATTTGGAGCTCGTAGTAAGTTCTGATTATAGCATACTTTCTGTTACAGTTATTACATCTCACTGTATACTGTTTCATACTTGAGCCTCCCTAGCTTATTAAGAGAAGAATTGCAAAGAGGAGAAAGATCAAGGTCATCACAAAAATAGGTGCGAGCTGAATAAGGTCACTCCACATTTTCCTTACCTCCTTCACGCTTTTCGAAGGCTCCTATCTCTGATGAAAGTCTTTTTGAAGCTCTTTGGAAAGTAGCTTCATTGAGCTCTATCCCTATGGCTTCGGAACAACCTGCACGGAAAGCTCCAATAATGGTAGATCCAGAGCCACAGAACGGATCTATGATCTTGTAGTCAGGAAAGCAGAAGGCTTCTATGATCTGTTGCATGAGCAAGTCAGGTTTCTGTGTTGGATGAACTCTGTCTTGGGCTGGGGGCTTAGGAACATTGAACCAGTCTGCCTTTCCGATCTTATAGATCGGAACGTCTTTGTGGCGTTTTGCAAAGAACATGATTTCGTAGCCTGGAACTGGAGCGTACTTGGCTTGGAAAGGAATTCCAGTTGAGGACTTTATCCAGATGAGGGGTCTGGAATAGCTCCAGAAGCCTTTCTGGGATGAGATTTCCTTATGGAGGAAAAATTGTTCTATGGAACAAAAGCAGACTACGAGACCTTTCTCCTTGTCAAGGAGCTTGTCGAAGAGATCCCAGAGTTTCTCTATGAACTGGGGACTAAGATAGTATGCGTCGTCCTTGAAATGTGTCTCGTGGTCAGGGTTTGTGGAGGACTTCTCTTGATAGTCAATTCCGTAAGGAGGGTCTGTGATGACTGCATTGAACCTGTGAGGTTCGATGTTGAGGGCTTCGAAGTTGAAGGCATCTCCGTGAAGGATTTTGAAAACTCTGGGTTCTCTCTGAGCTCTGACAACAGACTCTAAGATCCTCTTTGTTATGCCTTGAGTGGAGGCTATGGATTGGAGGTCTTTGGTGGTGAGGGTTTGGGCGATGTCCTTGGGGATAAGTCCACTTTCGAAGGCTTCCGCGGATCTGATCAGAGAGGAAACATATTGACGAGTTAGGGAAAGGAGCTTTGCGGTTTTGTCTATGGTCCAGTCAGGGTTTTTGGAACAGAGTTCATCATGGAGCTGTTTGACTGCCTTTGCTTTTTCGACTGGGGTGAAGTCTTTTCGGACAGCATTTTCCACGAACTCTATGAGGCGTTCGTCTAAGTCGGAGATGTCTTTGAGGGGAGTAAATTCGCCGAGGACTACGGCTTTGACCTTGATCTTGAGTTTCCTGCAGGCAAGAAGCCTTCTGTGTCCGAAGACGAGTACAGGAATTCCGTCGTCGTCTATGCGGACGCCTATGGGCTGGAGTTGTCCGAATTGCTTTATGCTGTCAGCGAGGCGTTCTATGTCTGCCTCAGAAAATTCCTCCCGCATTCTTTGACCTATCTTTATGAGGGAGGGATCGAGCTCCACTATCTTCATTCCGAACCTCCTTTTCGATCTGGGCTTTTATTCGGAGGACCTCTGAGAGAAAGTCCTCCATTGAGGGCTCTTTGGACTTCCTTTGGGAAGTCCTCTTGGAAGGTCTTTTGAAAGGACTGGGGAGGGGAGCTCCCCAGTCAGGGAGATGGGAGAGCCTCATCTTATCGTCCTTATGAAGTCGTAGAGAATTCCGTCTTGACCTGTTCTTGTGCCTACGGAGACTATGACTGTTGAGCCTCTGCATTGTTCGAGGGCTTCTTCGAAGCTGGAACAGGTGGAGGGATCGACGCCACAGGCTTCGAAGAACCTCTTGAGTTTCCTGAGAGAAACGTCATACATAGTTCCTCTTCCGAACTCTGAGGGTCTGTGTTTGTCAGCTTCGTTGGGGAGGAAAATGGAGTATTGTGCTGTTTGTCCATCAAGGGGAGTTACTCCGTCTGAGAGGAAAACTCCTGGGTTGTTCTGGTAGGTGAGGGAAATTCTGAGGACTTCCCTCTGGTCTCCCTCTCGGGTTTCGACAGTCTCGATGGTCCAGCTGGAAATGACAGCATTGTAGTCCCCCTGAGGGACTATGGGAGGCTGTGCCTCGACAGCCTTAAGGTCTGAGAACAGCTCCTCGTAGCTCATGTGTGCACCTCCTTAGAGTTTTTGAGGGCAGAGCCCTCCAGGTGGGAGAGGGAGGCTCTCCCACGAGGAGAACTCTGGACTTCGTCCTGCAAATGTCAAACCGTTTTACGTTTGGAGGTATTTTTGGATTTCCTTGAAGTCGTTAGGGATTGTTTCTGGGATCTGAGGATAGACGGATCTGAGTCTTGATCTGGCTCTCTTGAAGGCTCTGGGAGCAAGGTGAACAAGGTATTTGCGTCCTTCCTTCGTCTGGGTGACCTCACAGAAGTAGACTTCGTCGAAGACTGCGGGGACATAGCCTTGGAGTTTTCCTGTTAGGGCAGGAAGGGCGAGGATTTCTCCTGTTATGTCGTCTCTCTGATATTCTACGTGACCTATAGCCACTGAATAACCTTGAAAGCGTCTCAGTCTGTCAAGGATCTTGTCAACGAAGACTTTGGCTATAGGGTAATGGACATTCCAGACTGGGGGTTGGTCTGGGGGAATGGGTCTCTTGGTCAGGGCGAGGTCAAGGGCGGACTTGGTCAGGGTTGTGAGTGAGTCTAAGACTATGGTCTTGAACTCTCCCTCTGGGTGAGAGGAATTTATGAGAAGGTCAAGGTCTTGCTCTATGAGAGCAAAGAGCTGAGAGGGTTGAATTTGCTGACGGAAATAGTCTGGGACGAAGACTTTCCTTCCCAGATATCCCACAGACCCTCCATCGAAGTCGAGGAGGAAAATGGGCTCTGGGAAACTTCTGGCGAAATAGCTCTTTCCCGTTCCATAGTCCCCAAGAATGAGGACTTTAAGTCCAGTTATTTCTGGTTTTTCTATCCAACCCATTCTTACCTCCTTTTCCTGTCAATGTCAAACCGTTTTACATTTAAAGGCAAACTTAATTTCCTTCTCAAACCAGTCGAGGGCTTCTTTCTCCGAAGTGAAGTGCTTTCCAGTCAGGCAGTTAGAGCCAACGAAGAAGCTCCAATAACAGTATTTGAATTTCCCACTTCCACTGTAGATCCTGACGAGCTCTATAGCCCCGACATTGTCCAGGTTCACCCAACAGTTCTCTTTGATTTCCTTCCAAGTCATTTCCCACCTCCTTTCTCTATAGCCTCTACACAAGCCAAGAAAATGTCCTCCCTCTCCATGAGGTATCTGTTTGGAAACAGACAAGCCTGAAGACAGAGCTCCTTGAAAACTCCATCCAGTTTCTGTTCCTGAAGAACAGAAACAAGCTCCCCACACCTTCCCGAGGCTCTACTGCACACATCAAGGAAGTCCATCAACTTTACACAAAGGAATGCACTCAAAAGCAAAACGGAAAAGTTCTTCATGACTGAGACCTCCCTTCATCCTCGAACGGATGCCAGCGATGTTGAATGTAGCCAAGACTGAAAGCTACTTCAAAAATCTGCTCCACAGAGTTCTTAGAGAGATCTGCCTTCCAGAACCTTTCACAGAGAGGATGGAACTGACAGATCCCATTAATCCTTCCACACTGAGACCAAACACATGGGAAGCTCTTGGTTTCCCAAGCCCTTTCTATGTTCTGGACTGAAAGCTTAAATCTTGACCTGGCTCTCTCAAGATGATCCTGAGTAAGTGCCAACGGAAGCAGGGCACTGTCCAGAGATATTGTTGGGCTGAAGTGCCCAGATTTGAGTTTCTTCCTGTTCACATAAAGAACTGCATAGGCTCCTGCGTTCACAGTCTTTGCAACCGCAGTCTCCTGAACAATGAGGGCATAGGTCTGAAGCTGGGTGTCCGTGAGGATCTTTTGGGCATAGCTTTTTATGTTCCACCCTGTGGTTTTGAAGTCCACGATCATGATCTGTCCCGAATGTGTCTCCACAAGCATGTCTATCCTTCCCAGCAACTCCCACCCACTTTCATCCACAAGTGTGAGCTTAAGCTCACACTGGGCAGACTTGGTTATGGAACTGAGTTCCATTCCAGCTCCAGAACTCAGGAAATACTGAACAGCCCTCACGAAAGTATCTATATCCGACCTCCCGTCTTCGTAGACCCTTTCATCCCCTGCTTCTATAAGTCTTGAGAGGCTCTCCTGAAGCTGGAGAGCCCCAAGCTGGATAGCTTCGTCTTTGGACTTCCCAGAGAAGAAATGCTCCAAAGCTGTGTGGAAGGCTTTTCCGAACTCTGTGGCTACAGAGCCTTCGGAATGCCTTGTCAGAAAGAGAACGTGCCTCATAAAGAACTCTCTCGGACACCTCTCGAATGTTCCCATCTTTGTGTTATCAAGCCACCTTTCGAGTTCCACTTTTCGACCTCCAGAGTTCAAGGGTTCTGTGATAGAGGACTGAGAGTTCGAAGGAAATCCTATCCAGAACCCATGCACAGAGCAACAGGTCATCCCTTACTTCCTCAGGATTGTGGAAGCTCTCTCCATCCCAAACCCTAAAAGGATCTCTGAGAAGTTTTTGGATCTTTTCCTTATTTTGGCTCGGATTTTCAAGGAGTTTTTCGATCTCGGAAAGTCTTTGGGTTATGTCTTTGAGTTCTGATCTTAATTTCTTTAGTTCCCTATGCGTAAACATCTTCTTCCTCCTCAAGAACATCTACAAGTCTCCAGCTGTAGAGTTCTTTGTCTATGAGCTCTTGGAGCTCAGGTTCGGAGAGGATCTTTCCTTCAGGCAGACGAATTTTCAACTGGAAGACCAAGAGCCTGTCTCCAGGTTCGAGCTTCACAGATGTTCTGTGGACAGGAATGTAAACTCCCAGAAGCCTCGTCATGATGGAGGCTGTAGCTTCGTGTCCGACAGAGGATGTCCAGGGTTCTTCTCGGACTATGACCTTTGCAAGATCCAGTCCTATTGACGAAACTTCTAAGTGTGCTTGGGAATGCTTGAGCATTCCCAGACTAAAGGCGTTGCTTATGTAGAGCATTTCTCTTCCTCCTCTGGAGGGAACATGAGGATCGAGGACAGGACAAAGACAGCTCTTGAATAACCTTCACTCATGAAGTGGGATATGGCTATATCTGGTTTTATGTCTAAGGATGTGAGGACGGAGAGAATTCCTTTGAGATAGGCTACATTGTAGAGGAGCATAACGAAGTCCTCTGGGGAATTGGCTAATTCCCTGAGGGAAAGGATTGCGTCTGGGAGTTTGTCATATTCCTGATCAAGGTTGAAAGCTTTGGCTAATCTCCTCATCTCCGCTTTTAATTCCTCTTCGGAATTAGGACCAAGACTGAAAAGCTCCTCTCTGCTAAGGTCAATCATTTTACTGCCTCCCTGGTCTTTCCTTGAGGAAAGACCAATCTCTGTTAGTTAGGGCTGAAATAACTTTGGAAACAGCTTCGGGCAGGGGATCTGTGATGGTGATGAGGGTTCTTTTTCCTCTTTCCTCTCCGTAGGCGTCCTTCATGGCTATAGAGAGCATGGAGGTTCTGAGGATGAAGTCTGAGATGCCATAGAGTTCTGAGACTTTGTAGACCATGTTCTCGAGCTCCGTTATGAGCCCTGCCTCTTTCCTCCTCACCCTAATTGCCTCTGAAAGAGGTAATTCTAAGAAGTCTGTGGTTTTCTTGACGAAGTTTTCTACGAGTGAGGGAGATTTTAGACCCTGTTCTTTGTAGGCGAAGGCTATAGGGAGGATGTGGGGGCTGTCTTGGGAGAGGGTTTCGGAGAAAGCTTCTTTCTCAGAAAGGTCTGGTGCAAAGTTAACTGCGTTGAGGTAAAGGTAGTAGATCTTCTGGGCTTTGTCTTTGATGCTGTCAGCTTTTTCGGTGTTAAGGTGAAGAGGGAAGTTTAGGACTTCCTTGTCGACGATGACTGAGGGGAAGTCAGATATTCCAGAGAGAACTCCCGCATGGTATCTGTGTTGACCGTCTATGAGGAGGTATTTTTGGGAAGGGTCTGTGATGTTGAGCTTGGCTCTGAGATCCTCTGTGAGCTCCACGAGGATGAGGGGAACAAGGAAGCCACACTTTTCTATGGAAACCCTGAGCTTCTTGACCAAAGCCTCTGAGAGAGGTCTTTGGAAGGGGCTGTTTATGATTTCAGATTTCGGAACTGTCCTTATCTCCATCAGGTTCCCTCCTTCGTTCTGGAGATGTCAAACGGTTTGACAAAGGGAGGGCAGAGACGCCCTCCTTTCTCAGTTCAGCCCTCCAGAACAGCTTTCAAGTCCTCCTCTGTTACGCCTGCCTTTTGGAGCTGTCCTGTGGTCTTCAATGCCTGAATGAACTGAAGCCTTATGTTCGGGTTTGTCTCTCTTATAAGCTGAAGTATAACTTCCTTCTTGCTCATGGGAGCTCTCGACGGAGAACTCCACTTTCCTTCCTTGAGGAGCTCAGCCACCTCCATCACCCTGTCCAGCCACTCCTCTTTTGGCTTCCCAGCCGTAGCTCTGGAGAGCTTCACATAGAGCCCATAAACCGCCAGCCTCTTGACGATCTCAGGGCTGAGATCGTCCAGTCTTACCTCCGCCTGTGCTTGGTCATCCTGCAGGATGACCACTTTTCCCTCTGAGTAGTCCTTCTGAAGTTTAACCATCTTAACACCTCCTAAGTTTTTTGTTGGGACTTAGCCCAACAGAAGGGGAGGGCAGAGCCTCCCTAACTGCTGAGCTATCTCATCCTCAGCTGGGTGTGGAAAGTCAAATATTCCTTGAGCTCCTGAGCCACCTCCGAAGGCTCTCTAAACTGGTTCTCAATGAGGAACTTCCTCAGAATTGCCTTCACCAAAGAAGTCCCTCCAACTCCGAGCTCCAAGCCCAACTGGGCTAAAAGTTCTGCTTCCTTCCTATTCAAGTAAACAGCTACTTGCATCACAGCACCTCCTCTTCAGTTATTTCCCAGCCTCCCTCCTCTTTCTGTCTCAAAGTCCTCATGACAGGTCTTTCATAGCACCTCACAGTCACAAGATACCTTAGTGGAGCAAGTCTGTGTTGGAGAACACACGTATAGGAGTGTGGAAGAATGTTCTCAAGCTGTTCCTTCTCTATCCACTTTGAGAGAGCTCTGTGGAGGGCTTTAGCCTGTTCCTTTGACTTGCACTCTATCACGAGTGCAAGACCTGGAGTTAGCTCCTCCACTTTCCTTTTGACTTTCTCAGGAACTTCTTTCATTTTCTGCTCCTCCGAACAATTTAATTATAACACGAATGGATGATGATTTCAATACCCGTAATGTTTTGACAAAGAAAGAAAGGAAGGGAAGCTCCCTTCCCGTCCTTAGAATGTCAAACCGTTTGACATTGACAGGAAGTTTAGGAAAGCTCCTCTTCAAGCTCCTCATCCTCAGGAACCTCCAAAGTTATTTCCTCCTGCCCTGAGGGTTTTGCCCTTAGCAAAACCCTCTTACATGCAGGACTTCCGTAGAGCCTTCCTCCCCTCTCCAAGAGCACAGAGATCTCAGGGTGCTCCGCACAGATCAATGCATACTCCGACTTTCCAAGATTTCCTCTCGGGGATCTCCAGATCTCGAACCTCAGGATATTCAAAATTCCCTTCCCCTCCACAGTCACAGTCGACCATCCTCTATAACCACACTCCCACCCAGCCAGAAACACAAAGGTAGGTCTCCTCGGGTTCTGAGGTTTCAGAACCCAGTTTCCTTTCTCTGTCTTCTTCAAAAACCTATGTCCCGTGAGTATGCAGAAAGGTTCTTTCTGCTCAGTAAACTCCACAAGCTTCTCCGAAACCCAGAGCCTCTGGGAGGCTCTCCCATGAGCCTCCCTTCCCAGATCCACATAGAAGAACGCCTTTTGACCTTCCTCCGAAGGTCTTTTGAAGATTCTTAGGAAAACTTTCTCCATCTTTATACCTCCTTCACGAAAAGTTCTCTAAAGTAATCTTGAAGCCTCTCCCTGTCTTTGGCAGTGAGCCAGGGAACAGTTTGTAGCTCCTGCCTCAGTATGAGCTCCTCCGCCAGCTCCTTCAACCCAGACCTCTCGAAAGCCTCTCTTGCATCCAGTTCCTCAAGGATATCCCAAGTTCTATTTGCTCCGAATTCTGCCAGAACAAGCTCTCTGACTTCGGAGAAGTCAGACCCTTTCTCATCACAAAAGCCCTTTTTCTTTCCGTAAGGACATTCTTTGCAATCTGGAGCCACAATCAGGCAGAAAGGACAGCTCTCATGCCTCAGGGTTGCAAAGAAAATTCCTCCTTCCCTATACTCTTTGTAGAGCCAATAGACAGCATATTTTAAGTCCTCCTCAGAGAACTCCTCAAAGAGTTTTCCGTCCTCAGGAAGCCAATAAAGCTCCATGCATTTTGGCTCTCCAGTCAGTTCTATGAGATCCTTCGCCTTCTCAGTCATAAAGTCGGTCAGGGCCTCTATTATTCTCCTCTTCAAGTACATCCTTAGACCTCCTTTCCAAGAAGTTCTCCCCTAACTCTTCTAAAATACTGTTTTTCCTCAGAGTATAGAAGGGAGTTCTCTTCGAAGTACTCCTTTCTTATAAGTTCTTCTGTTAGGTCTTTGAGCCCAGAGTCTTCATAAAGATCCTCTGCATCCAGTTCATCAAGAATGCTGACTGCAAGCTTTACTCCCTGAGCCTCCAAAACTCTCCTTCTTGCTTTCTGAAAGTCTGAGTCCATAGAGTCACAAATTCCTTTCTTCTTTCCATAGTTACAATCCTCACAGTCCGAAAACAAGTGACAGAAGGGACAGGATTTTGCATAGAGGACTGCAAAGAAAGGATCTTTCCTTCCCTTGTAGAGCATGAAGGCTGAGAACAGAAGCTCTTCTTCCGAAAGTTCCTCTAAGAGTTCTTTGTCTTCCTCTGCCCAGTAGAGGTCTTTGACCTCAGCATCCATAGCCAAGCAACAAAGCCTCCCTGCCTTCAGACGCATGAAGTCGTGGAGCTTTTCCACAAGTTCTTTCTTCAAGTCCCTCATGTTAAGACCTCCTTTATTAAACTTCTGAGGTCTGGAGAAAACTCCTCCAGACTGTCTTTAGCCCAGGTTCTGATGATGTCTTCGACGAGGTCTTTGAGTCCAGAGATTTCGAAGATCCTGCTTCCATTTACCTTTTCTCCTATCAGGGGAACTCTATTCATAGCTTTCTGTATCCTCCACACTGTTGATCCTTCTTCATCGCAGATGCCCTTCTTCTTTCCGTAAGGGCAGATTTCGCACATAAAGTAATGACAAAAAGGAAATGCAACATCACTGAGAATGGATGTTCCTCTCAGAGGAGGATCTTCCCTAAGCTCTTTATAGAGCCTGAAAGCCATTGCTAGGAGAATTTCCGTAGGAAGGTCTTCAAGCAGCTTCCTGTCTTCAGGTCTCCAATAATCCTCCACCACAGAGCAGTCCTCAACTCCGAGACCTATTGCAAGCTTCTGCAACCTCAGATAACAATCCAAAGTCTCAATGAGCCTCTCTCTTGTGTCCATCTTTCTACCTCCCTAAAGTTTTATAGTTTGCAATCAGGCTTTCCCAAACCACCTGATCAAATAGGTCTCCCATAAGTTCTTCTACTTCAGGATCACTAAGCAGTCCCTTAACCAGCCATCCCATTGTTCTCCAATAGACAGTTCTCAGTGGAATATCTGGGAGCTCTCCGAACCTTTGAATGAGAAGCTCTTTTGCCTTTGCCTGGACTGAGTTCAGGGTTGTGCAAACTCCCTTTCTCTGCCCGTAGGGACAAAGATCACATCCCCCAGGCATTTCCAAAAACGCTTGGCAGAAAGGATCAGAGAGGAACTTGAATGCAGCGAACTTTTGAGGCTCTTTGAAGATCAGGAAATTCAAGTGGAGCTTCAAGCTCCCTCTGAGAAGTTCTTCTTTCCTGAGCTTGAAAAGAAGCTCTCTGTCTCTGGGTTTCCAAAGCTTTTCAAGCTTCTCTCTTTCTCTTCTCTTAAGCTCGGAATGTTCTCTTATGAAAGAGATAATGCGTGCAGTCCTTCCCAGAAGATATCTGTGCCATCTGTCCCTTATCCTTGCAATCTTCTTCTGATCCATCTTCCTTACCTCCTTTTCTAAGGGCTTCCAGCCCGTTCTGGAAATGTCAAACCGTTTGACATCTCCAGTTATTTCTCCGAACAGGAAACCCCTTTGGCTTGGGGATTGACCTTAAGGTCAATCCCCTTGACTTGGCGAATACCTCCCACAGTCTCTGTCCAAACTCTCCCCTTGCATTGGACAGAGATCCTGAGATCTCTGTCCGCAGCAATTAATGTCAATCCCTCTTTACAAGGGACTTCGCAGACGAAGTCCCTTTCCCTACCTAATTCGTAAAGCCCAAAGACCAGCAATCCTATGACAGTCAAGGTCAGCAAGCTTTTAAGTTTCATCTCTCTTCCACCTCCTTTTCCAATCCCCCTTCCTTTGGGAAACTGGAAAAGAAAGATAAGGAAGGGGAGACCTGAGTCTCCCCTCAAGGAATTTCAAGGAGGGCTTTCCTTTGCTCTCTGGTAGAGGTTCTCCACCGCATGAAGCAGTAGAGACCTCCACCTTCTTGAAGTTTCTCTGATAAACTCGTTAGCCTCTTCGGAAGCCCCTATCAACGGAGCTTCCATCAGATAGTTCCCTATTACCCTGAGCTCTTCCTCAGAGATCTCCTCCACAACCTCCGATATTTCAGCTACGAGCTCTGGGCTCCCATACGTCCAGAACGGCAAGGGAGCCAGAACTCCCTCCCTCTCTGTGCTGATCAAAGGCGTGTAGGTCTCCCTGACTTTTGCAAGCTCCAATTTGTCTGTGAGAGGAACCAGCGGGATCATCCCGCTGTCCTCTCTGAGAACCAAAAATAGGTCTCCCGTCTGGGAGACCCTTCTTATTTGACCTTTCTTCAAGTCAGCAGTCATCTCTTTCTACCTCCCTTTTAGATCTCTGTTTCTATCCCAGAGGGATAGAAACAGTCCAGAAGCTCTTGGCTCTCCGAAATGAGAGCCAAGAACACCAGCTCTCCCTCCTCTGTCTCCACCCTCCACCATCTGCCTTCCCCAGAGGGCAAAAAGAAGCGGGTGGGGACTATTCTGAGTCCCCACCTGTCTGCCCAATCCAAGAGCTCACTGAAGTTCTGCATTTCCGCCCTCCTTTCTCTTCAGCTCAAGAGGTCAAGCTCTCCGAGAAAGTTCTCGGAGTCTTGCCTCCCTCTCCAGGCAAAAAGCCTCCAGTACTCCGCTTGCACGTCTTCGCAAGCGGAGCTGAAAGCGTCCAGAAGCTGGTTAATCTGAGCCACATCCCCTTCCCAATGGAAAGGGATGTGATCCCTCTGCCCGTCAATCCCGCCTGAAACAATCAGGCGGGTGTCCTGAGGGAGAGCCCTCAGGACTGAGAGCCCGACCTTTCTGCTCATTGCTCTGCCCTCCTTTTCAGTTTTTGGTCTTCCAGACCTCTGGAAGACCTGTGCATGTCAAACCGTTTGACATACACAGATCCTCCTCCGCAGGCGGAGAGCCTCATCTTTCCGCCCTCCGCCTTCTCTTACCCAGACTAACTCTGGGCTTGGGTTCTCCCAGGATCGGGAGAACCCTATAGTCTGTCTCTGGATTTCTCCAGAGACAGACCTCAGTTACGGTGGCACAGCCCTTCACAAGAGCCTGCCACCAGTGACAGAGGAGCACATCCAAGAGCGGATGCACTCCTCCTTCGGGATCCACAGGCTCAATCCCGAGCCTGAAGATCCCATCCCTCCCCTTCTCCCAGTCATACCTGACCCTTCCCAGCTGCGGATCTATGACCCACAGTCTGAGAAAGTCAGGTGACAATAAAAAAGCCCGCACGATGGCGGGCTTTTCTTTGATCAGGGATTTCAACTCGGCTGGAAACCATGCGGGTACGGGAATTTCCGCCCCCGCATGGTCAATGTGGATTTTCTCCATGACATACAATATATATCACATCCCAATGTCCGCAATATGATCCCCGTCATACTCTTTCTATGACCTTTATCATGTTTCCCAACGGAAACATGACATGGCTCATAAAAAATGTGAGTACAACGTGCTCATCTTCTATCATGACGGTTTTTCTCTTCTGTGTCGCTATTCGCGATGTTATTCTTTTTATATATTTTATTTAATATATATCTATATATGAATATATTCATATCTATATAACATATGTATAACATAGATAAAAAGATTCTCTATATGAATAGCGGAGAACGAAAATGAAAATATAGATTGAACATGTTGATAATGCTGTTATAAAGGTGCTGAGTAAAGAAAGGTAGAGGGAAATGTTCTGTGGATGTAAAACGGTTTGACATTTAAAGGAAAGAGAGGAAAGCTTTATTTAATGTTCTGGAGATAATGACCTGTCTATATTATAGATAGGGAAAATTTGCCTTTGGAATGCGGAAGGACTTGAGATTGAATTTCAATTTCAATCCTCAGATAGACAAAATAAAATGGCCAGTCCATTTCGGACTGGCCAATGGGAAGCCCGAAGCTCCTCAGCTGAGGAGCCTCAGAGCCTCCTCAATTCGGCCCTCTTCCAAGAGGGCCTTTATTCTTTGCTTGTCTATTCCTGAGGATCTTCGGGCTGGGCTCCATTGTCCCGCCCTGAGGACCTCATAAAGCTCTCTCATCCCAGCCATTTTCTGGCTGGGATTTTTTACGCTGGCAACGTAGTCAGATAATCTTTGCTGGAGCCCGTACAATGCGAGCTCCTCTCTGATGTGGGCTGGCAATTCCGCCAGCCCAAATTCCGCCTGCTGGTCACCGTAGAATGCGGTGACCAGCTTTTTCTGTCTGTCCCTTGCGAATTTTACTTTCATGGCTTTCTCCTGCCCTCTGGTATTCACTTCCCAGCCCGAGGGCAGAGGCTGGGAAGTTTACACTATATATTATAGGCAATGTCATCCAGATGTCAATATGATCTCTATCATATTCCCAGAGAAACTTTTTACAGCCTATAGCAATCAGTGTGCCAATGTCAGCCGACTGTCAATAGCGTTTACATTCTCAGCCCTTTTGTGACTGACCAGTCAGTCACCGTTGGATAGGGGTCTCTGCCCCCACGGCGGCTGGCGAGGTGGAGAAAATCACCCTTTATACTCCAAACCAAGTTTCAAACCCCATGTCCTTTCCTCCCAAATCCTTTCCATGTCAAACCGTTTGACATTGGGAGGACATCTAAGGTCCTCCCAAACGGGGTTCGGAGCTAAAAGCTCCGAACCGAAGTCGGAAGCACGGAGAACGAAACTCGAAGCTCCATTTTAGAGCTCCAACTCCGAAGCCTTCCTCAAAATTCCGAATTCCATTGTGGGAAAATTCCATTTTCCCCTTGACAAATTCCGAAAACGG